GTGTTCGATATTACGGACACCTGCCGCAATAACAGCCTCATCACCGCCATCGACGTTGTTCGCCCCGACACTGACAAGCTGATTCGCCGGCGGGTGCAGAACCGCATACTCAATGGCCCGATCAAAGAGATTGATGCTGTCATCGAACAGGAGCGGAAGCAGGAAGCCCAAGAGCAAGCCGCCCGGGATGCCCTCACTGCTGCGGACAGAATCCATCTGACGGCAGACGGCAAGTTCGCACACTACGCGCGCGATCAATACGCCGGCGCGGAAGGCGAACGGCCCAAGCCCAAACGCCGGTGGGTCATGCTGTTCGGCAAGGCTCACAAGGGCAAGCCCCTGCGGGACGTTCCTACGGGCTATCTCCAGTGGGTGCTGCGGGAATCGAACTGCCGCAACGAAGCCTTCCTAGAAGCCATCAAGCGGGAGGTTGCAGGCCGGCGGTAGTAATACGCGGGGGTCATTTACTGGTTGCCTTCCCCCGCACCGAAATCAATCCAGCACCAGCATAAATATCCCCGCTTGAACTTGATCGGCGGGCACTACGGAGTCGCACGAAACCCCGGGCAACGGGCAGCTAGTCGATGCTGCATCACCACTACGTCCCGGTCCATTGCTGAAACCCGCCCCGAATAAGGCGGCTCCCTAGCTACGGCCACTGGTGCCGGAAAGAAGAGGCCACCCCTTTTCAGCAGGGAAGTGGTGTGCCCCGACCATAAACAGTTGGTGAAGACCCCCGCACAGTTCGCCGCAGACAATGACTACGGCCATGAGTGGCAGCGGTTGTGTGGCGATACGCTCCGACAATGGTGCCCCGCACTCTCTGACTATGTCGGCGTAACCAAGAACGATAGGGGGCTGGTGATCGGTGCCCCGGACGGGGGCGACTTCAAGATCGGCGGCTACTTCCATGTGGAATGTAAACGCCGGCGGGACAAGGGAGACTTCCGCAGCCCCGAAGATTTCCGCTACCCCACCATGTTCATTGATGAGGAATACAAGTGCATACGGGATGGGGTGGACAGGGCTTACTACTACTCCCAGCCTACCCATCTGCGCAAGCGGTTGATGAAACCCATTCATTCCTATTGGATTGCCAACAGTGATATGACTTGGGTCGCCCTTATTCTAGGGGCATCCAAACCTACATGGACACTGCACCATGTGCCCCATGTTATTGCCGATGGTAGGCCGGCTACTAACTGGGCCTGCCCGCTCAACAGGGTGCTGTTCCGGCCCATCGACCGGATGATTGAACTGTGGGATTTCTGCGGCTAGCTATTGACAGGAAGGTATACTGAACCCATGTACAACAACAATGCCATCCACTGCTGCGGCAGTTGCAAGTTCTTCGTTCCTGTCGAACTAGCAGAGGAAGAGGTTGTCCTTGAAGAAGGGCAGACGGTGGATGAGGGGGAGATCGGCAGGTGCAAGCGATACCCGCCCACTCTCTACCACCGCAAGCTCTTGAATGGTGAATGGCCGATTGTCCCGCAACAAGAATGGTGTGGCGAATATGCTGTCGATCCATTGTCTCAATGCAAATGACCTGCCCCCGGAATGGGCCGACGATATGTCGATTCGTCTGTGCCGCCCAGACAGTGAGATGCAGGGCTGGCTGGGGAACATGGCAGAGGGTTCGCCCAACCACCCGGACGAACTGATGTTCGCGGTCGCCACCCGGGAGGATGAGATGGGCGACCAAGCCATCATTGGCTGGGCCGGCATCAACGTCTGGAACAACCTGCCCTCCCTCCAAGTGTTCGTTGCCCCGGAGTTCCGGGGTCTGGCGCTGGGCACCACCCTCTCTGCCGCCCTGCTGTTTGAGGCCAAGCCTCCCGGGCCAATCGCGGTGTTCTCCCCGGCCTGCTACCGGATAGGAAAGCGGCTGAATCTGGGTGATGTACGGCTGTACAAAGCTGTGGATGACGGGTGGATTCGCGTATCTACAGAGGCGTTAGATGCACCAAGAGATGGAGCCGCAGGAGTACATGATTCTGAGGGACCGCTGCGCCATCTGCCACTGGCCAGTGACCCGCCGGGGTAGGCACATGGAACTGCACCATATTGTGGGGGGGGCCGGTCGTAAGAACTGTGAAGAAAATTACCTAGCCACCTGTAGCCGCTGCCACCATGCGATCCACAACAAGCTGCCGGAATATGGGGAGATACCCAAGGGGGCGGTGCTGACTGCCAAGGCAGAGGAAGACGGGCACTGTGACACCAAGAAACTGGCCAGCCTCACCGGACGCAAGGCGTTAGCCTACGAACCCTGCCCAATACCGGAACCGTTCCTCAAGGACCGCACCCGCAAAGGGGGAGACAGATGGCCATTCTGAGCCGGAACAAAGGGAAGGTTGGGGAACTTGAAATCTGTACAGTTCTCCGTTCTCTTTTCGGTTGGCGTACCCGCAGGTCGCAACAGCACTGCGGTACAGAGTCCAGCGCCGACATTCAAATCGAAGAAACCCCGTCGCTCTGGGTGGAGTGCAAGCGGGTAGAACGCCTGTCCGTACCAAAAACAATGGTGACGGCGGTGCGGCAGGCAGGCCGGAAGTGTGCGGTCTTGTTGCACCGACCGAACCGTAGTGAATGGCTACTCACTATTCGGCTGGTAGACCTCCCCCGTCTGGTTCATGCCTATGACTCTGCCCAAACTAGCGGCTTGGCTGCGACGGCATTTCCCGGCAACAACCCCGGTGATAGTCAGGGTGGTCAAGAACCAGCCGGGGCTGCACGGCTGTTGCCTAATCGGTGACGGCAGGGCACTGATCCGCATTACGCAGGCCACCGACATGGTGATGCGGGAAACCCTGCTGGAAGAATGGGCGCATGTGCTGCGGCATGACACCCCCATGCCGATTGAAGATGACCATGATGCAATCTTCTGGTCGATCCTTGGGGCTATTACCAACAAGTACCGGGGGCAATAGTGGAAGATGACCCGCTGCCGGCAGAGAAAGCCTGCCAAGAAAATTGTTGCTGTCGTTGCACCAACGTAATGCGTCAGATAGTTTCTGATGCCTTGCGGGAAATCATCGTCACAGGCGCGACGGGCAACCATTACTTCCGGGTGCCGCCGCCGCCGGCCAAGGGAGAGAACAGTGGGCGACCCAGTAAACAAACCGGACCATTACAATAGCCACCCTTCTGGCGTAGAGGCGATCACTATTACGGAGGGTTTTTCGTTCAATCTTGGTAACGTAGTAAAATACGTTTGGAGAGCGGGGATCAAGAACCCGGACCCCATCGAAGACCTGCGGAAAGCCCAGTATTATTTGGCCCGGGAGATTGAGCGGCTGTCTAGGAAGACCAATGGTTGACCAAGCCACTGCCCAGTGCATAGAGGAAGAACTGTCCACCCTACCCCGGGAGGTTATCGGGGCTGGGTGGAAGGCTATCTGCTGCATGGTGATGCTGCGGACTGCCAACACCATTCGCCGGCCAGCCCCCGACCGGAAGATGGAAGCCTGCCAAAAGCTGGTAGCCCAGCGGTGGCTGGAGGGTGGGGGAATCCTAGATTTCCCGGCCTGCTGCGAAGCTCTGGACGTTGAACCGGAGCAGGCTTTGCGGGGGATATTGCGGTATGCCGAAGACGATAGGGTGCGGGCCATAAATAGGAGAGCAAGCCCCCGTAACCATATCGTCTTTGGAAAGTACCATGCCGCTCATCGACAATCTCAGGCTGCTGGCTGAATGGTCGCCCATCATCGGGCTTCTCACCGCCACCCAGCGGGCCGCTACGCCCAAGGATAAAGCCGTTGCCGTAACGGAAGTCCTCCGGTTTCTGGCCATGAAGACCCCCATGGAACTGGACGATAAGGTTGTCCTGTTAGTACAGCAAATCGTACTGACACAGCAGGGGGAAGCCCTAGTAGATTACTTAGCGGAGTTGGTGCGCGGCGTACTAGCAATGGAGCAACGACAATATGAGATGGGATACATGGGTCTACGCAGCCCTGTTGATGGTGGCTAGTACGTCTGCCATCCCTTATCTGTATGCCATGGTACGGAACCGGCTGGTGCCCCCCACCCCGCCGGCTGACCTGTGGAGACAGAAGTGGACTGCCACCCTCATTGATCTGCAAACAGAACTGGAAGCCCGCAAGGTTGAGCCTGCCGTAAAGCTCTGCCGGGAACTCATCTGGCTTATCTGTGGTGGAGACAACAAGCGATGAACCGCGTTATCTGGTGTGCCCTCATCGCAGCAGCCTTCTTCGTTGGGACGCGGCTACACGCACCGCCGGCCCCGGCTCCCGCTCCCATCCCAGCCCCTACTCCGGTGCCGCCCCCGAAGCCGGCCCCCGCCCCGCCGGTGATCCGGCCCATCCCGGAACTCACCCCGCTGGCTGACGCGATGACTGCCGATGACCGGCAGGTGTTGGCCGATGCCTACCAGATTATCTCCCGCAGTATCGCCGCTAACCCGATTGACGATCCGGTGTTCCCGACTACCGGTGCAGTGCGGGAAGCCCATCGGGCCGCTCTCCTGTGCGTCTGGCGGGGTGTGTTGGGAAATACCCCGGGGAAATATCCCGGACTGAGAGAGGGGTTGGAGGGGGCCATCGGCAGAGTGGTGGGCACAGACGATGTGCTACTCACCCCGACGATCCAGCAGAAGGCGGCGAAGGTATTCCTTGACATATCGGATACCCTTCGATGAAGCGCGGCACCGTCGCCATCCCGTATGAGAAGGCCCAGCAAATCTATGAAGATGGATTTGATGGCTGCTACCCGGACCCGGATGCTGCGGCCCGACTGTGGCAGACCGTCCGGGATATGGGCGGCGACCCCTTCGATGCCGTCCGTAGGTACGGGCTATCTGGAAGTGGTGCCGGCAAGTTGTCACTGCCCTTCCTTGCACAGCTACGCCTGTACCCGGACAGTCTCCCGGGTGTAGCCCAGCAACGCGGCGACTGTGTCTCCTTCTCTACCCGGACTGCGGCAGTGGGTAGCTACTGTGCCAGCCTGTTGTACGGCAGCAACGAACATGGATACGTTGCCCCGATGGTTAGTCCGGTAGCCCGCCAGAACGGAGTCGCTAGTACGGAAGCCCTCTACTGGTATCGCGGGTATGACGGTGATGGCTGGAGTTGCGCTGCCGCTGCGGATATTGCGATTAGCAAGAGTGGCATTGTGCTGCGGCAGAACTACCCGGAGCTTGGGCTAGACCTCACCACCTACTCACCGAACATGGCCGGCAAGTGGGGCAGGCTGTCGCCACCTGAGAAGGTGCAGGCCATGACCAACGACAACCTGTGCCGCAACGCCACCAACTGTAAGACCTACGAAGAAGTCCGGGATATGTTGGCGAATGGGTACTGCCTATCCACCTGCGGTAGCGAAGCCTTCACCGACAAGCGGAACGCCTACGGTATCTGCGACCGCACCAACAAGACTTGGCATCATGCCATCGCGGCCTGTGCGGTGGACGATAGGCCAGAGACAGTACAGCGGGAGGGTTGCGGGCTAATTCTCATGGTCAATAGCTGGGGTGATTATGTAGGCGGTGCCCGGGCTATCTGGAATACAGACAAGCAGATTCCTGTCGGCTCATTCTGGGCGCGATGGCGGGACATTGAAGACCGGTACTTCATCGCTCTTGGCCCCAGCGTAGGGTGGCCAGCCAACAAGCTCCCCAACTGGGGATTGGAAAACATCGTATGAAATGGGCACTCTTCATCCTCTTGGCAGTAGCATCATGGCGCACAGAGATGGCAGTCGAAATGGGGTTTGCGGGCCGACGCTTGAAGTCACCGGCTCACAAATCGGTATTGCTGCCGCAGGCGCGCAAGTGCCCCCCGGGCCAGCCATGCCCGACACCGCCCCCGCCCCCGCAGCCGATGCCCCAAAGATGAATACGCAATGGGAGTTTCTGTATCGGGTTGCCGAACGATTCGGTATGCCGACGATCATCCTATTGCTGATACTCTGGTGGGTAAGGAACGACTTCCTCAAGCCGCTACTGGAAGCGCACTACGAAGTCATTGGGAAGATAGTGGATGGGCAGAAGACCCACACTGATCGCTTGGATTCTATCGGGAGAAAACTGGATGAACTCATCTCCGTTTCCTCCCGCCCATGAAAAGAACCAAGCAGCGTAGGCTGACCCCTACGCAACAGGGTTACGTCGAACTAGCGTTGCTAGTTGTGCAGCCGTCCATAGCTACGTTCGTCAAAAGAAACCCCGACCTGCGGGGAATCATTCAACGCTGCGACCTTGAGAGTACCGCCTTCCATGCGGTGTGCTTGGCCGCTCTCACCTACAAGCCGGCCAAGTCTGCGGTGACTACCTACTTCGGTAGTGCCATTCGCCATGCACTGTATAGAGAAGTGCTGACGCAGCAGAAACTAGATGGCCGCTACGTTGCGACCGAAAAGATACTGGACCCGCAGCCCAACGTACACCGGACAAGGCAGGAACAGCGGGCACTGCGGGCGCTGCGGGCCTTGAGCATTGGCGACCGCACCCTGTTGGAAGACCGGCTAATCGAACAGGTCACTCTTGAACAGCTAGGGCTGGAGCAACGCTGTGATCCCCGCACCATACAGAAGAGGGTGCAGGCTGCAATCTCCGCACTACGAAGAGCGGAGAGCGACCTTCCCTAGCTTGATAGCCTTCCGCAGTTCCTTGTAGTTCACCATCTTGGGGTAGTCTGCCATCCATGCGTTGATTACCCACTTCACTGCTTCTCTGCTAGTGAACTGCCGCTTGTTAGGGAAGCCTTGCTGAGTGTGCCCCCATAAGGCAATCTTCTCTTGGCTCACCCCCTCTGCCGCCATCTCCACAATCTGCTGGGCTAGTGCCCGTTCGTTGGGGTCTATGCGGAATCGTTTGTTGGGACGCTGGCCTACGATCTTCCACCCGATGGGGCAGCTATGGCCGTAGGGTAGTTCATGCTCCCGCGCGTAGGCGTACATCTCACTGGTCCGCTCACTGGCGAACTCCCGCTCCAACTCTGCCACTGCCAGCAGCACAGTACGGAAGAACCTGCCCAGTGCAGTGCGGGTGTCTATCAGCAGGTCAAGGGAATGGAACGCCACCTTCTTGGTAGCGAACATATCCATTACCGATAGCCCATCTGCCACATTACGGAAGGCCCGATCCATCTTGGCAATCACCACATGGTCGCCCGGGCGGGCCATGGCATAGACCGTCCTGCCATGCTCCCGCTCTGACATTTGGTACTTGCCAGACTTGGCCTTGTCATAGAAGAACCCGCCCCACTCCACCCCCTGCCGCTTGAGATTCCTCTTCCAATAGTCATGGCATCGCCACTCTTGAACCTCTCTCGTCATCGCTTGCTTGTGGGTAGAGTGCCGCCCATACCCATAGCACCTACTCACTGTCTGGGATTTCACTTGGATTACCTCCCCAAAATGCTCTGTCTGGAATCGTATAGCTACCGAACCCTGCACTCTTGGCAGCGTCCTGCTGGAACCCTTGGTCATAGGACATAGCCAACAGTGCCGCCGCCATCTGCGGGGTCACTGTGACTACCGGCGCGATGCCGTCCTCACACAGACGGTACACCGCATCGTATGCCGCACCCGCCCAGCAGAAGCATGAGGGATCGGCAATCATCGCTTTGACGGGGGCGACCATATCGAATGAGAGATGGTTGCCACCCAGCCAACGCGATACCCTCCTGCCCTCCATGGCAGTGGTGAGGGTAAACGTCGCACTGCGACCGGTCATCACCCGGAATAACAACGCAGTCAGGGCATCGTCTGTCATGTTCTCCATGATGCCCTCAGTTGTATAGGTGGGTGTCATCAACCAGCCCCAACCCATCAAGGAAACTGTCAAGCCGCCGCCGCACTTCCACCTTCGCCGGCCAGTTGTCACAGGCTAGTGCGGAGACAAGCCGTTCAATGTCGCCGGCGTTGTCATCGTCCATGAGATACCCACCCAATGCCAGCAGCATCCCGCCCAGCACTGCGTTAGGCCAGCCGCCCTTGCCCTCTTCCGCTAGCTGATCGGTCAGCAAGTTGTTGTTGAGGGAGATACGTTCTGCCATCTGACAGCACTCCGCAAACAGGGCTAGGTGTTGCTCCACTCCATCGAACTCATCGGCCATTGGCCACCGCCTTTCTGTTACAGCCCCTACTCTCTTCGCGTAGGTACGCTTGCCAATCGAACTCCAGCGCCCGGGAACCCCGCCGCTTCAAGAACTTCTTCTTCTCTAACGCACAAGCCAGTTGATGAACGTACCCCGGAGAGGCCCAGCCCCATGCTTCCGCTAGTTCGCGGTAGCTGGGCTGGAACCCCCGGGCGTAAATCCATTCGGCCACTGTGGTCAGTAGCCGCAATTCCAAATCACTTACCCCCTTCATCCTTGGACTCCTTGATTCCAAAGTTGAACCGCAGAATGTTGGCGGCAGATGCCATCGCACCCAACAGCGCCTCATCCCCCGGAAGTTCAGCCGTATCCACCAGCACCATGCTGGCAATCTCCACCGCTTCGACCAGTGCCCGGGCTTGGTT